TAGGTCATCCAGGCTTGTACCCATAAAGCACTCGGGTCCAATCATCTTTTCCAAGATCTTACCGATAGTGCCTTTGCCAGCACGAACCTTACCGTACATCAACAGCCACTTGGCGTGCTTACGATGAGGCATCAAGCAGTAACCCATCCAACGCTGCAGCAGGTTGCACCACGCAGGATCGCCTTGGCTCCATTCTTGTATGCATCTCATCCAAGTTGGGCACTCCGCATCCGGGTCATACTTGCAGGGCACGGTTACAGGATCAAACCAACGCTCGTCTCTCTCCATAACCTTATTGGTTTTACAGTCCACCAACACATCCTCGAAAGCTACGGTGCAATCAGTATTGATTTTTTCTGTACCTAACCACACAGGAACCTTTGAATGGGGCATCCGAACCCTGGCTTCTAGTGCTCTAACTACATTTTCAATCTTAGTCCTGTTGGGGTTAAACCTGCGGGAGATGATCTCACCATTCGTAGCTCGAGCCCTGTAGTAGGCATCCTCCAACAAGTTCCAGCACATATCTTCTAACCAAAGAAAATCTCGAACTTGCCATCTATTGCCGTACCATTGATAAAAAGCTTCTCTATAGCTCCACAAACCGGGCCTATTCTGGGGAGTATTAAAAGCAGATCTAAGTAAATGACCCGCTACCTTCATAGGTTCAGCGGATTCCATTGGAGCATCTTGCGTTGCTACCTGCATAAACGTATCCTTTCTAGTAGTAACCAATACATAAGGTAAAGCCCGTGGCCAGCAAAAACGAAAGACTTCGACCGTTCAGCCTTGAACAGATTAACTGGGCCGTAAAGTACGGAACCGGTAAATACAAACAAGACGCCAAAAAAGTTTTGGCGGAACATAATCAAAAAGAAGAAGAAGACCGTGCTATTGCTGAAGCTACAGGAGCTAACAATAAAATCCTGTCTAGTTTATCGAGCGGCTTCGGGTCTCTTATGGATAAGCTCGGAGAGGCTTCTGCAAGTATTTCAGCTAGAAATCAATTCGAGGATATGAATGATCGTTATAGCGAGATCGCAGGTCTGAGAGAATCAGAACGTGCCTTGGATGCTTCAAAGAAATCTTCTGCTTCGGGGGCATCAATTGATCCCAGCGAAGACGAAGGTCAATTTGCAGAACTTCCGTTTGCTGGCGGAACTAGATCGAATATGGATGAAGGCTCAGCTGCTACGCCCGACATTGATTCTGAGATCAGTGATATTGCGATTGGGTCCGCTGGAGGCCGTGATCCCAGGGCAAGGGATATGCTTCTCACCGACCCTCAAGCACAAGAGGCTGCATATGGGTCTAGAGATAACACCATTATACCTTCAACCCTTGAAGATGTCAACGAGACCGAACTTCCTATGGGTCTTGGAAGTCAAGATTTTCAGTTTGCACCTGGTGTAGATAGCATCGAGGGACAAGTTAATGCGGAGCTTCTCAATCTAATGGGAGAGAGAAAGCAACAAGCTGACAACATGAGAAGTCTTAAAGAACAACAAGATGCTTATGGAACTGACGATTATGAGTATGAAGTTTATCAGGACCCAAGAAGAAAGGGTAACGATCAAGTTCTTAGGCGAAGGAAAGACAAAGAAGATGAATCAGTAAAGTCTTACGGTCTTGAGCTAACAAGTAATCCGGAAGTAACTGACTTTATGCGTAGAGCAGGTGTTGATGAATCATCGCACATTCTTGACGCTCCCGCTAAACTAAAGATTGCACTTGGAATGCAAGCAGGTAAATCAGACGAAGAAATAACAGCAGAACTTAGGACATGGGATTCTGTGCCCGGTACTTCAGACACATCTTCAAACTCCAGTCCACCAAGGAAATCTAAAAGGCAGGCCAGACAAGATAAGGCTAAAGAATTCTTTAATGAAGATGGAACTGTAAAGCCAACTATCTTTGAGTCTGCGGATTACCAATCATCACTAGAATCGGTAATAGCTAAAAACTCTAGATATGGATCTAGGGATGACCTGATGGAGCTGCATGATCTAAGGGTAATTAAGAAAGCAAGAGTAAGGCAAATTGAAGCGGGACTAAGTGAAACAAAAAGACAAGCAAGCGAGTCGGGCATGGGTCCTGAAGCTCTTAAAGCAAACTCTGAAATTCAACGTAGTCAGATGAAAGAGCTAAGAGAGGTTAATGAATACCTATCCGTGATAACTCCTCTTCAAAGATTCCAAGACGGCTACGTAGATAGAATGAGAAGGGAAGCTAATCTTTTGGAAGGTGGCCTCGGTAGAGAATGAAAAATTTTTATATCGGACTAGGGAACGGAGTAAAGCTTCTCTCTGAGGACTGGTACATCGGGGAAATGGAAGGGATGACCAAGAGAAGCTTTAGGGCCTTGTGCAAATCGCTTAAGGTTCCTATGGTTGAAATAGGGAAAGAAAGATACGTGGAGGCAACTTCTTTTGTCTTGGCTATGAGGGCGATAACCCGCATAGGCCAGCCTGACTTCTTAGCTCCAGGCTGCGAGACAATAAGAAAGAACAGAAGAAAAGGACAAGCGGGGGAATTGGACCTTGAGGACTTCAAGAAAAACTTTGAAGTGGTTGTTGCTGAGTTACTTGCAGCAAGAAAAGTAAACTCAGGTCAGCTCAAACTAGAAATACAGAACGCTGCAAAACAAGCAGCCGATAGGATGTTTAGAGCGGGGGTACAGAATTTGCCTTCTAAAGAGCAAATAAAGTATGATCGCTCTGCGGTAAAAGCTTATGTCAAAGAACGGGAAAATAACTAAAGGCACACCACCTAAAGATATGGGTGTAGCTGGGTTTTTCGGACTAGATCCTGTGTCTTCTGCTATAAGAGCATCTAGGTTTGATGTTCAAGAAGAGATAGAGATACTGATAACACTCGCCAGAGACGCTGACCCGAAGGTCCAACTTCCCGCGATAAAACATTTAAGATCGGTTCTTAAAGAAGTAGCAGAGGCAAATGGATTGTTTGGTACAGTCCAAGAAACAAGAAGCATAGAGAGCGGCGATCAAAAGATAAGCAGCACTCTATCTACTAATGCTCTTCTTTCCAACTTGAAGAAGGAGAACGAAAATGTCAAAACAAACCCAGGCCACGAAATACTCCAGCCCGTTAAACCGGCAAACAATAAACAAATCAAGTAAAGCCCCGGAGGGCTTGCCGCTCACGGAAGACGCGGCAAGCCCGAAGGGGTATACGAGTACGACGATTAAGATCCTAGAATCTTTTGACTCTTACGACTTTACTAGGATCTGCTGCCAATCAATTATTGATTTAGGCATTCCTAATCCTGCCGATGACTGGGCTAAAGGATATAACGATCTAGCCGATAAAATGAAAAGCGGTGTCGTTGATAAAGAAGGAAAGGTCAAAAACAAATGGGTCACGGTCTGCAACAACATGCAGAATATAACAACCGTTATGACTCCTGAAATGCTTGCCGTTGCTGTTTGCAGAATGGCGGGGTTTAGTGTTTTCTTGGAAGACGTAAATGGCCAAGTGGATTGAAAAAGAAAACAATCCGCTACATCCTTTGCCTGCGGATTACAAGGAATTGTCTGAGGAAGGACAACGTCAAGCTCGCGTAAATGCTTGCAGGATGTGGACCGAAACAAAGACTAGAACTCCCGATGAAATAAGCGAGGCGTTCGTTGCTGGAGTTAGATTCTTTGATCTTTGGTACTTGGTCCCTGACCATGAAAATGACTTTGATCCTTTGTTTTACGATGACGATCCTCTGGCTACTCCTACTTTCCATTTCGATATACTTAAGATCTGGGCAAAAACGAGCAGGAACATCACAATCGCACCGCGAGGATCCGCTAAATCCTTTCTTGTAAAAAAAGCCTGTATGTTACGTATGCTAACCAGGCCCGTGTACACGATTCTGTATGCGACATCTACAAACGACAATGCGAAAGGAATGGGTCAGTGTCTAAAAGACCAGTTCCTTCACAACTCAAGGATCCAAAACGATTGGAACCCAGAGTTTCCCGACAACAGGATCGCCCCAAAAAGAGGCGAGGCTCCTTTCGGAACAGAGATGCTTCAGCTCCGCAACGGCTCGTGGATTCGGTGTATATCCGCAGAAAGTCGACAGCGAGGCGGGCGACCTAGACGTTATGTACTAGATGACCCAGAGTATGATCCGAAGGCATCCACGTCGATGTCTTTGATTCGACAGTACATGGATGACTTGTTGTTCAAGGTTGTTCTCCCGATGGTTATGCGTCGGGGTTGTGGTGTTGACTGGTTGGCTACGTTTGTATCCAGGCGTCACTATGCTTGGCACGCTTTGCAGACCGAGACTGATGAGCGGGGAGACACCATTGCTCAGGACTCAAGGTTTAACCTTTGGGCAAGAAGCATCATTCGTGCAGCTTATGAAGATGACAAAGGAAACTTACAGTCTTGTTGGCCTGACATGTGGCCAGCTACAGTACAAGACAAAGAAGATAATCCTGAGTGGAAAGATCGTGTATCTCTTGAGGAAGTAAAGCAGATCATTGGAACGTCAAACTTCCTAGCGGAGTACATGGCTCAACCTGGTGCTGCAGAAGATTCATTCTTTCCTCAACCCGAAAGGAAGAAACATGGGTGGTGGCTTACTGGGGTCGATGAAGTCTATGAGCAATCACCTAGGGCGTCGAATGCTCTCATTCATTGGAATGATGGTGACTCTGATCGTTCAATGCCTATCGGTGACTTTTTACAGGACACCCGACTCTTCATGACCGTGGATACTTCTTACACAGCTAAGAAGGACTCGGACTTCAAGGTTGCTTGTGTTATGGGTGTAGACCCAAACAACAACTTGTTTATATTTGATATGTGGAGTGGGCAGTGTCAGGAATCCCGACTTATGTCGGAGATATTCATTATGGCCGATAGATGGAAAGTACCCACTATCCACCCGGAAGCGATTAAGCAGGGACTAGGTTTGTGTAATAACCTTGAGGCTATCGTCAAGACGAGGGCTAATGAGATGGCGGGAGTATCACATCTTCCTGCTATCAAGAAACTTAACCCGGGACAGATCGAGAAGGTATCCAAGATTGCTGGCCTTAACTTGAGGTTTGAGCACGGCAAGATCAAGATGCCATTCTTCCTGAAGCACCGGCCCCAGTGGGCGCGGTTGTTTGACCAGATCGAGCAGTTCAACCCGGATGCCAAAGACGGGGGACTCCAGCACGATGACGAACTCGACTGCGTTGCTATGTCCCAGTTTATCATTCGTGGGAGGCTAAGAGCATCTCCCAAGGAAGAGATAAGGCAATTCGATCCGGTGGAGGAGATCGCCAACGGCAACTACTTCGACCAAGCGGGGAACCCTATTGCTTATGGTGTAGACTGGTCAAGGATTCCAGCTTCGGAGCTTATGGAGATAATGGAAAAAAACAAATTGAATGAGGAGGGTGATCGTGGAACAAGCAGGGTTTGATCCTAGATATCATGCAGTCGTGCCTATATCCTATCTTGACAGGTTGTTACGCTGTTACTATGGACACGGTCCTCGAGATGGTGAGACTATAGAACAGTTTAAACCTGAAAATCCAAGCACCGAGGTGGTGGGAGGATTTGACTTGAAGGGTCTTGATTTAGTAACAGGTATGCCTAAGGGCTTTAGTCCCAAAGGTGTAGCAAAGAGAAAACAAGAGGCGGCTAATGCCCATCGACACGATTCAGTTACCGAAGGACAAGACATCTCTAGCGAGGGTAATTGACCAGCACGCAGAGCGTGAAGAGAGCCGTCTTTCATATCGAAGAACGATGTGGCTTCTTGCTTGGTATTACCTAAACGGTGCTCGTAGGTTTGATGTGTTTGATCCTATGCACGGGACAATCCAGCCTCAGTACCTAGATGAAGACGGAAATATGGAGTTTCAATCCCAGGAACTCCTTTCTGCAATAGATAAAGTCTCTGCTCGTCTTGCCTCCATGAACCTGATGCCCAAGGTATACAGGAAGGGAAATAGTCTTTCTTCTATTAAAGACAGGTCTGTCGGGCAAATTATTCTCAACTCAATCACGTCAGAGGATCAGCTTGAGAAAACAAAAACACAATTCGCTCATCTCTTCACGACTCTTGGTTCTTGTGGTATTAGCGGTCATATTGTAGATCACCCCACAATTGGGCTTACTACAGACCTGGAAGTAATCCACCCACGGGAACTGTTTCCTTTCCCTTCTCTTGGTAATGACTACACCAAACAACGAGGAATTATGAGGCAGCGAT